AAGGTCGTGTTGTCACATGAACCCTTACCTACACCGTTTAGAAACGGCGTATCCATAGGGCTTAAATTGTATATAATATTACTTAGGTCTTCTCTAATGCCGATAGCACTAAAGGTTTCCCTAGTATTCGTTGGAACGCCCATAGCGTTTCCCTCCTTTAGTTAAATGTCTACAAAATCCTCAAACAGACTAACTGAGTCATCAACATGACCTGTCTGTTGGAGACGCTTCATCTGTGCAGTACGTTTTGATTTTTTATCTTCATCTTTCTTTTTGCCTGTACCAGAAGAAACCATTTTAGGCTTTCTTTTAGTTTTCTTTGCCTTAGTAGACTGTTGGGCTTTCTGCATTTCTTGAAATGCTTTAGCCTGCATTAAGATAAGTAAAGAACGATGGTCAACAAGTTGTTTTAACTCTAGTTCGGTAAAGCCTTGTGACAACCCAAACTCAGTTAAGTCTTGGCCTACCTTTTGCCTGAATTCAGGATTTCTCCATTCAGGTATAATGGCTTCCAACTTCTCTCGCTCTTGGATTGCTACTTGCCCTAAAGCCTGCCGTTGCTCATGTTGCGCTTGTTCTTGCGCTTGCTCAATACGGCGTTGCTCCTGTGCCATAGAAGATTCAAGGTCAGATTTCTCCGCTTTTAGGGTTAGATACTCTTCCCTATCTTCTAATTTGAGTCGATCCCAATCTGTATTGTGATCTAATTCTTGCAACCTGCCGTATTGCTGCTGTACAGCGGCTGATGCGGCATCAATGTACTGCTGTCGGAATTGCTGAGTCTGATATACTTCATGCTGGGCCTGTTGCATTACGGCTTCAGCCTGCTTGCGTTGTTCTGCAATTTCCTGAGTTTTCCTTGTATAGTCAGACTGTCGGGAATACCCTTTAACGAGTTCGTCAAGGCTTACCTCAACATCTTCTCCGTCAACTCTGACGGTATAGATATCAGGTTCCTCTTCTTCCTCGTCTTCGTCTGGCTCTTCTTCGGATTCTTCTTCAGATTTGTCTTCTGACTCATCTTCTTCTTCTTCCTCAGAAACCTCTTCAGATGATTCGTCTTGAGTTTCCTCAGTAGACTCCTCAACTTCTTCAGGTGCGGCTTCCTCTGTTTCTGGAGTTTCCTTTTCAGGTTCCAGTAAACCAAGTATTGCCTCTTGCGCTTCTAACATACTACCCTCAAGCGCGGGGGTCGGCTGGGTAGCCGAATGCGGGGCTTGTTGCGTATCCGCCATTTTAAATTCTCCTTATATGTGATATTCTTGAATCTTCTTCGCCATCTCTCCAGTTTCAACAATACTGGTTAGATGAAGGCGTATCCGCTCCAAGAGTCTGAGGGAAAGCCAGCATTGTTCTCTGGCTTCAATATCATCAACACCTGTATGAGTCCAAGTGTCTGTTAAATCTTTCTCTAAAGTATCTAGCGCTTCTACGAATAATTCGTCTTGGAGGAGGTTTCTTGCCCTTCTCTCCCGTAAGTCATCGCTCATGTTGCTCCTATTGCTACAGCACGTTTCTGTTCGCGTTCAAGTTCCAGTTCAGCGACTTTAAGTTGTGCGTCAACCGCATCTTTCTTCGCCTCTTGTTGAATCTTCTGCATCTTTACCTGTACATCAGCAGCCTTTATCTCAAGTTCTTTCTGCTTTAACTGAACTTCCATTTGAGCAAGTTGCTCTTCTGGGTCAGGCTGTTGAGGTTGTGGAGGTGTAGGTTGAGTTAAATAGTCATTAACGTTTTGATAACCCATTGCTTTTACTAAAGCGGCTCCAAGGTTATACATATTCTGTTCGGTGACTATTGAAAGACCACCTTTCATAGCCTCTCCCGCGAATGAAAGCATGCGAGACAGATGCATCATCTGTTGGTCCTTTGAACCATTGCCCAAAGCAACAGACACAGTGCAATCCATCTTGTCATTCCACATATCGGGACGTACAGGAACCCATTCGTTCCTTAGCATTACAACTCGTTCTTTGTCTTGGTTCTTTAATAGAAGTTCATAAATACAACGCATTAACTCTTTAACGCCTGTCTCTGCAAACTGTCTAGCGATCAATTCAACTCTTGACTGAGCGTTTGTCATAACAGCGTTAACAGCAGTAGCGGTTGTATGGGATGTCAAAGCATCCGCATTTATTCCTTGTGTGTTCTTATTCACCCCCGTTCTTGATTCTCTTACCTCATCAAGATAACCAAGCATCTGAAATGAATATGGCTCTAACGGTGGAGTAGCCAACGGCATAATAGCGTTGGGGGATTTAACTCTAACTACACCGCCCGGTCTTTGCGTTAGCAAATCATCTAAGTTCGCCTGACCTTCAAGAACTGCGTACCTACCAAAGTTCTGGTTATAGGCGTTGTCCATGAGATTTCGCATCAACGTACTCTTGATGAGTTGCAGGTCCATTACAAGGTCAGCAACTGACAAGCCAAAGAACTTATGCGGAATCTTTAGTGGGGTTATAGAGACAAAGGGAACCTTGTCAACTTCCTCATTAGAAAATACATAATCACCAACGCTGCAAACCTTTCTTAATTCAGCAATGCCGTCATCATCGTAGTCTGTTCTTAGGAATGATTCGTGTAACCAATATTCTCTTAGGGCTTCCTCATGCTCGGACCCCATATTGTATCCAATATCTGAAGAGTTATCAAAACTAAATCGGGCAATACGTTCTGAGTTAAACATCTCCTCATTGTATCCACCACCCAAATCTTCTGGCCCAAAATCCTCATCAGGGTACATGAGTTTCAATTCTGAAAGATTCTTTTTAACCCGATGACATACGAACCTAGCCTCTTGTATTCCCTTGGACTCTCTTGAAATTAAGAATTCATCAGGCGGTACATTCTCTATCCTTATCCTTCCATTGGCATTAGATCGTTTAATAACAACGTTATGATATGTTGTGTCTTCATAAACCTCTTCCTCTTCAACAACTTCAACACCTTTATTGGATATAAGGAGTTCGTACTCCATGTCCGTAAGGTTATGATATTCCTCTCTTTGTTCCTCTTCGTACTCATCCCACCATACTTTTACGATACCATTCTTCTGTAGGAGAGCGTCATGGAACCAGGAATAGAGGATTTCCCAGCCGGGATTATCTTTAGTAAAGACGTAGTTAACATAGTCAGTAGCCTGCGCTGCCGCAGCAACGTCTTCCGGGCCATGAGGGGAGAACTTTACCATCTCATCACCAGAAGCGAACACTCTCATAAGAGAAGGCTTAATCCATTCAATAGTATCTTGAACCGTAGAATCAACGTATTGGCTGCGACCTTCTACTTCATTACCGAACGGTAAAGCATAATAATAATCAATAGCCTTTTCGCGCTGCTTTGATATTTCGCCATCATATCCAAGAGAATCTGCAACTTCTTCTTGAATTCTTGATATTAGTTTTCGTTCTTTATCAGACAATTCCGTAATTCCTATATGTTATTTCGTTAGTCCATTCAGGGTCGTCGCCAGCAATAGCGAAACGTTGTGATTGAAAAGCGTATCGTGTAGCACTCATAAGATCATCCCGAATAGGAACCACCTTGTTATCTTTTCGATGATACATTCTGAATTCTTCAAACCAGTCCTGCAAGAAAGAGAATACTTTAAACCTCTTGCCTTCCATGCTTTGAATCATAGCCATTATACCTTCCTCTATAGAGTTTGACCCTTTATTCTCCCCTAATGCGGGAGGGTTGGTAAAGTGTTCCAGAAGGAAGTTACAACCTAGTTGTCTATACTGGTCAGCCAAACCCGGATTCCCCATGCTATCCCTGCGATTTCCGTCATGCGGGTAGGCAATGGGGATAAAGCGCGGCCTTTGCTTAATAACTTCGGCGTGAACAGCCGGGCTTGCCTTGGATGCTCTATAACAATCATAAACGTAGAATGTTTCTGTTTCATTATCTACTGCACACCATACTACAGCAGTAGGATGATCCCAACCGAAGTCAACAGCCGCTATTCTGGGCCAATGTTTCTCTATCGGTATAGGGTCAATCATTATTTCTTCTTCAGGGACTGGGAATATAAGACCAGAACCGATACTTGGTCTACCATATCTCCTCATTTCCCTTTCGTGAGGGGAATATGCAGAGAGAATCTGTGCCATAACAGACTCTGAAAGATGCCCTTTCTCACCGTGTATGGACATTATCTTCTCTGAGGCATCATCCCATGTCGCGTTAGTTAGGGATTGTCCAGGCTGGATACGGTTTATAAAGGATGCAACAGTCTCAGTCATTCCCGCTTCCGGGGTAAAGGTCATATAGACCATGCCTCCGCGATCTAAGGTGCGAGTGACGGCCTGGCTGTATATATCCCTGCTTGGCTCCTCATCTAGCCAGATACAATCGACTGAGCGACCTTGCCATTTCTCTACACCCATCTCAAAGGACTTAAAAAATAAAGAAGAGTTCCCGCCTGAAACGTGACGGACGAGAGCCACGGACTTCGCATTAGGTACACCGGGCTTACGCTCCGTCTTTATTATATTCTTTTTTGGGATCGAACCGGAGCCGAATGCATCGGGGTCATCGGGGGAACCCAATAATTCTGCTTGTACAATATCTCTAGTTGTTTCATTCGATACACCACCTGCCCATGCAGTAATAGGTCGTTCGTATCTTTTTCCATCCCACCATTTTGGATATAATCCGGTAAGATGATAGGAAATCTCTGATGCTCCAGAATAAGATTTTCCTATTCTGTTGGCAGCCATTAACAGGCGTTGAGAGTTTTCTTTGCCTGTATCGTGAAACTTCTTCTGGTAAGGGTAAGGATCGTACTGATCTATCCTATTGAACCGTTCTCTCTTTCTTTGTTCTCTTAGAAGTTCAAGGTGTCTAGTGTCTTGTGAGGGCATCTAGTTCTCTCTTGATTTCCTCATCTGACATTTGTTCCACAGTGGTAGTTTCAATCCTCTCGACAGGTTTAAGACCAGCCCTGTCAAGCAAATCCTTGACTGCTCCCAACCGAACAGATTCACTCTCTGCGCTTTGGGCAAGTTCAGTGAGCCAGTTAAGTCCTTCTGGAATCTTGTCTGCCAGTACCTTTTGAGTTGCTTCAAGAATTTCATTTCTAAATTGTGCCTTTAGTTGTGCGCCCTTAATCTTCGCCGTTCTCTCTGAGTAACCCGCAGCGACAGCAGACCTAGTAGCATTACCTGTTAGGACGTAAGTTTCTATAAATTGATCTTGCTTGTCGGTCATTAGTAGTTCCTGTATAACTGCCAATTATACTGTGGGTTTCTCATATACTCTCTCTGGAATATACTACGTTTAGCAGCCATCATTTGGTCATCAAAGGACATATCAGGAAGGTCTTTGAAGAACTGTT